CTCTTTAGTAATGGCAGTTACTTTTTGAGATATTTTACCCCTAAGATTGTTAAGCTTTACTAACTTACCATCGGCACCAATAACTTCTTCCTGTTCTTTTGTATACCTAAAAATATCCTCTTCTGTACGGGCATTTTCAGTCATATAAATGCCAACTTCAGCATCTAACTTGGCAATCTTGTCTTGGTTGGCATTAATATTGGCATTACCACGATTCTCAAGTTCTTCAATGAACTCTTGTTGCATCTTCATCTTGTCTTTAAGAGTTTCTTTCTTCAAGTCAAGAGACTTAACTTGCTCCTTTTTCTCACGAATTTTATCTTTAAGGATAACGTTCATCGCAGAAAAAATACGAATATCCAACAAGTCTTCAATTACTTCACGACGATTTGCTGTCGTCAGTTGCATAAAGGGTACAAAAGTGCTACTACCCAGAATAACAATCTGAGTAAAAGACTTATAATTCACCTTGAGAATATTCTCTTCCAGAATACGTTGCATTGCACGGTCATCCGCTTCACGATGCAACTCAACACCGTTTACAACAATATCAAACACTGCAGGTTTAATACCCCGACGTACAAGATACTGACGAGTATTGATGGTAAATTCAATTTCAACTAAACACTCACGTTCGTTAGTTGTATTCACCAACTGAGGTTTATTGATTTTACGAAACGGTTTGTTGAACAGAACAAACGTAAGTGCATCCAGCACTGTGGATTTACCAGCACCGTTTGTTCCGATAATCAGATTTGTATGATGTTCTTGAAAGTCAATCTCTGTGAAGACGTTTCCAGTAGAAAGAAAATTCTTCCATCTAATCTTTTGAAAGGTTATCATTCAATTTCGGAGGAATAACAATGTCGTTTGGCGTCACAATAGCATACTTATAATTATACATCTTACAAGTCTTTATGGCAAGTGCCCCATCAACTTCTACTACATCCATCTCAGCATCTTCTTGGTCTTCTAATTGCAGAGCATACCTGACTGCATCATCCTCCTCTTCAAATAGAAATAGAACTTTATCGCCATATCTGTTCTGAACGGCATATGCTCCATCGTCTTTTCTATCTTTAAGAGTGAGAAGAAACATTTACTCTACTTCGCAAGCTTGTGAATATATCTTTTGTAAAAGACCTTTGATAATTGTCTTGTCGTAATTGAATTCTGCCTCATCAATATATCTATTCAAAATCGTGATTGTATTTTCAGTCTCATCAACTTCAAATTCTTCACTTTCTTGAATTTCAAAATTTTCAACAATTTTGAGTTCTTGAATACCAGCAGAATATAGTTTATCTATAAACTTCTCAAAGTTCTTGGGTTTGGTTTTCTTCTTAACAATGACTTTTACAATTTTACTCTGATACTCACGAGCGTCAAACAACTTATAGTTAGTATCCTCATAATAGATGTTATAGAACAGTTTATAAGGATTATTGACTGGAGTATGCTCTAGTGTTTCAGTATCAAAGATATGAAACCCACGAATATCATTTACATCGTTCCAATACATCTCATAAGGGTTACCCAGATAAAAGATTTTTCCATCATTAGAACGGGTATGATAGTGTCCAGAATAAACCAAGTCAAACTTACTGAACATATCAGTATTCATACCATCTTCCATCACGTGTCCACGATGAGCACGAAAACCATTCAGTTCCAAGTGACCCATTACAACTTTAGACTTTGACTTTTGAATTACCTTACGAGTGTTTTCTTCATTCTCATTATTAATCCAAGGAACAAAGAGAACTTTTAATTTATCTAACTTAACTTCTTCTACTTCAGAATAGATTTTGATATTATTATATTCCTTGAGAAGAAGACCTACTGAGTTAACTGAGTTCGTATTCTTATAGTAAGCAGTGTGATTTCCAACAATCGTATGAACCGTCACACCAAGTTGTTGCAGACGGTCATAATAGTTTTCTTTTGCCCATTCTAATGCCCATAAGTCGATTGACCTACGGTTATCAAAAGTGTCTCCCATATCAATCACAGTCTTGATATTGTGCTCTTCCAGATAAGGGAAGAAAACAGTATCATAGAACTTCTTAAAGAAGTCGTGTAGAAACTTGGAAGACTTACGGGCACCGAAGTGCTGGTCACTGATTATACAAACCTTCATCGGTTCTTGTAAGTTATGTTATCTTTAATTGTATTATAGTCGGAACTACTACCAGAAAGCAAGCTATCGTCAATCACCATAACCTCATCAAAACCAGTTCGTTCAATAATCTTGGTCTTGATTTCCAGTTGCTTCTTCTCTTTTTGAATACGACGAAGAAAAGCATAATGAATAATTTGAGTAAAATATGCAAATGGATTATTTGACTTTGCTGGATCAAAATTGTGAATATACTGCACACAATTTTCAATGCCGTCAGAAATCATATCATCCCGAAACATATAATTTACAAAGTTGGGTTTGTATGAAAGATGTGTAGCAATTTTCAAAAAGCACTCACCAAGATAGTTTGAGATTTGTGGTTTCCCTTCCCAATGTTTTGCTCTTTCTTCTTTTGGTTGCTTTGTTAAATCTTTATCATACTTTTTTAAGTATGCTGCTTCAACTTTAGTTCTATAAACAACTAGTGCTTCAAGTAACTCTTTGTTGTTTACATAATGTTCTGATTTCTTTTTGGACATAACATCGGTTTCTGTAGATAAATTTTTGTTATGTTCATTATAGCATACTTTAAGGGCTTGACAAGTTTCGTAAATGTGTGTAGACTACCTTTGTCTGGGTTGAAGGATGGGATTTAGCTTTCTTTAATACCTTTAAAGATTTTTTCAAGTTTCTTGCGAGCATCTTCAACTGAAGAAATATAACCCATTTTATCTGTTAATTCTGCTTTGTGATTATCAGATATCATTTCAGTTTCATCTTCTTCAAGATATCTATCATAAACTTTAATAATTGATTTATCTTTTATTTCAGTCATTGTAATAATTTTATCAAGTTTTAAAATAAAGAAATCATCGTTTGGTAAATCCATCCAAGGTTTTATTTTTATAATTGAACCGTGTGAAGTTTGATTTACTTTCATTATAACTGGATTTTGAAGAATAATAATAGGATCTCCATCATTCTCGTCAATTGAAACTAACGAGAATATTTCTTCTCCAGTAACCAGTTTAAGTGCTGCGTAAAACTCTTCTCCCATTAGTTTTTAAGCGGTATGTTTACAATATCATAATTAAAATTTTCTTCATTATAGACTTTAATCCTTTCTATTAAATGATTGAGTGTATAATTTTTTCTTGACTTATAACTAATATCATCGGCAATGTCATATAGAGTTGCTTTAGTTTTATTGTCTCCCTTTCTTAGAACTCTTCCGATTGATTGGAGATTTCTAATTCTTGATTTAGATGGTGAAGCAAAGATAACATTATGTAAATTTTTAATATTAATACCAGTAGAAAAAGTTCCATAGGATGCGACAATAATTGCATTATTTTCTTTTTCTGTAATTTCTCTGACTTTTTCTCGATCTTCTGTATCCACGCCACCGTGGACAAAGAATACATGACGTTCTTCAACTGTGCTACTATTTATGAGTTCGTATAAAGGTTGTCCGTGACCTTCTACTCTAGAAAATAAAATTAAAGTATTACCTTTAAGATCAAGAGCAAGGTTTCTAATGAACTTATTACGTTTTTCGTGATTAATAATATACTGAACTTCATCTTCAAAGGTCTCAAATTTATGTGGTGAGTGTTTCAATAGAAGTATATTGATATTCAGTTTGGCAACATGACCCTTCTGCATCAATTCATCTGTGCGAACTATTTTATAAGATGGTCCAAATAAACCTTCTAGAACCCACTTGTGTGTCTGCGTGCCGTCTAGCGTGCCGGTGAAACCATAACGATATTTTGCATCAGAAAGCTTTGTCATTATAGATACTAATGACTTTGATTTAAACTGGTGTGCTTCATCTCCTACGACCACATTAAATCTTGAGAAATATTGTCGGGGAAGTTTGTAGATGGACTGCCAGGTTGTAATGATGACCTGAGAGTCTGTTTCTCTCTCCTTTCCCGCATAGATCTTGTGGCAATATGAACCCACGTCAAACCCATAACTTGAAAAATCTTTATACATCTGCTCTACAAGGGATGTCGTTGGGACAACTAAGAGAATATTTTGTCCTTTCTCAACGTAATATCGGACAATCGCATATATCATCAACGACTTTCCAGAGGCAGTTGGAGATATCAACAACTTTCTATTATGTTTTAGGGCGTCGTATACTCCCTCAACTTGATAATCACGAGGAGTATAAGAACAAATAGAGTTCATATAATCTTTTACACCTTCTTTTGAAATATATTCGTTTACTTCAAAAGGAAGTCCATAAAATTTATTATTTTTAAACTCATAAGTATAATTATGGTTTTCACAAAATTTAATTAATTTGTCTAAAAGTCCACAATATATTTCCCCAGTGTTAACATTAAACAAATAAATGAATCCATTCCACCACTTATTTTTATAAGCTGGTGAAAACTTTGCGTTTGGAACTTCAAATTGAAATGCGTCTCTCAATTCATAATAGACGTGTGGATCTGCCTCAACTTGAAGAAATACCTCATTCTTTTTTGAGATAATCAAATGGGACATTCATAACATATCAGTTATGAATATTTATTTCATTAATTGAAACCTGCCTGAAAACGGTGCCATTCCAGAGCGTTCTTAATTTGAAACGTTCTATTTGATATGCACTTAATCACTTCCTCTAAAAACTTAAGCATAATGTCGTAGTATCTGATTTTAAGGTCTATTTTATTCAACCTCTCATCGGCGTCCATATGCCTCTGTAATGCTTCTTTGTCTCTAACTTTATAAGGGAAAGGTTCCTCTTCGTAGACCTCTATTGGTGCCTTTCCTGTGTAGTAATTATAACGTTCAAGTTTGACTCTGTTGTAAGTCTCTCTCGCCTTCTCACGCAACAAAGTGATCGTATTATAGATTGTATAATACTTGGAGTGAAGTTGAGGAATTTTTAAAGATTCATCGTGTAAGTTATCAGGATCAATGACAGAATCTCTCTGCCACATTTCCTGAATTTCATCGAGGTTCATAAACGAGTTCTGCCGTCTGAATCAGTTATATAATACACAGTATACTTGAATGTTGCCTCTGCTGTAAAGTATTGTATGTCTGTAACCGAAGTATCAAAATCTAAAGAGGTTAGATAGGTTGGAAATAAATCCACAAACTTTACAATAGTATTAGTACGATAGTTACTATTCAGTATTGATAATGAACCATCGCTAAATCCTCTTTTAATGTCTTCTGGTTGAGTTACATCATTTTCATTTGAAATTAAATCCCTATAGTCTTGTGTTGTTTCTGGGAATCCAAGACCAGTTAACCAATTATGTATTGCCATATAATTGGTCATATCTTCATCAACTAAAAATCTCAAAGTTAAATCACCATAGGTTAATTTTTCTCCAGGAATATCTAAATCCTTGAGATAGCTTGGTTGAATTGCTGTTTGTAAAGAAATTTCAGGTATTCTTGCGTTAGTGCAGAAAAAAACTGCTTTTGGTTCTTTCACAAGAGAAAACTTAAATCCAACAGGAGATAAAAAATTTCTATTTTGTATCTGATTTGCAAATGGGGATGCCATTATTTTTATTTTTATTTAGATAAAAAAAGACCCCCCGATTGGAGGGTCTGATAGATATGTGAATCGAGATCACATAAGGTTGGTAACCGAAACTCTTCTGTAGTAACGGTTCGAGTTTGAAGTGATGCGACCAGGATTGGTAACAGGAGCTGGACCCTCAGCGAATGGGTTGGCAACAAGACCATAACGGGTCTTAAATCCAATCTTGGGCTGGAAGGTGTCCTGACCAACGGCACGAACCATCTGGAGAGGAACATATGGGCAGTAGAAGATACCAGCGTCATAAGGTGAAGAACCCTTATAACCAGCAACGTAGTACTGAGTAGCAGCAACGTTAGCAGAATATGGGTCAATGTAGACGCGGAACTTACCAGCAAGAACACCAGCAAAGGTGTTACCAGTGTCATCAACGTTCAGGTTAGCGTTCAGTGCAGGAGTATAATCCAGAACGCCAGCCATCGTCAGGGCGGAAGCAACGTCTGCAGAGCAGAGAATCATGTTGCCCTTTCCACGACGAGTTCTTTGAGCGATAGCGTTTGCATCACGCTCGATCTGGAAGATCAGACCCTTGAACTTCTCAACCGACCAACGACCGTTGGAGTCAACATCAAGGTCGAAAGTACCAGCGGTAGCAACGTTTGCTTGAGCACCAGACTCAGCAGACTTATAGATGGTACGAATAACTTCGCGGTTGATTTCAGCAAGAATCTCAGTTGAAAGAATGTTTGCCAGTTCCGCTTCAGCATTCAGACCATGAATTGCCTTGAGGTCTTGTGCCAGTTCCAGTGAGTACTCAGCTTTGAGTGCGCGTGACTTTGCAGTAACGGTAACTTTCTCAATGCTGAATGCCATCTGGTTGAAGGCATCTCCAGATTCACCAAGACTTTCAGCGTTCTCGGTATCCATACCACGACCTGCATTATACGCAGCTTGAGTCGCATTTGTTGAAGGATTCAGGAGACCTGGGTTGGTGCCTGACTGGGCAGTAGTACCAAAACCAACAGAAGCACCGTCACTTCCAGTGCTATAAGCATTGCTAGTAGCATCGTAACCTTCTCTTTGTGCAGAGAATGCCGAATCTGCTTCGTTAAACAGTGCTTCAACACCACTCTGATTGGTGAAGCGTGAACGCATTGCGA